TGTAAGAGAGTTTGTGACGGCTCTTTAAATGGTAACATCATAAATGAATCTCTGATGTTTCCTCCTGGTGCATCCACATCTCTAAATTCTCCTGGTTGAATGCTCTGAGCGTCATCTCTAATTCTAATACCTCTTTGTTTAAATCCTGCAGGTAAGTTAGATAAAGTTCCTGCGTCTAATAGTTGTCGTAATGCAGCCGTGGCTGTTCTTGATAATCCACCAATCATGTGTATTAAACCAAAACCATAGAAACCAAGTCCTGGTAAAAATTTAAAGTGCACGAAGTAATCTACTTTTTTTCTTAATGGATCACCTACTTCATAATTTCTTTTGATTGATAAAACTTCTCTAGAATTTTCTTCAAGTGTCACAACGTACGGAAGTTTAATTCCTGTTGGTTCACCGTCTTGGCCTATATCTTCAAAACCCTCTAAGTCTAAATTTACATGGCACTCTAATAAATTAAATACATCTTCGTCTCTACCTTTGCTTGCACCTTCAAGTTCTCTTTCTTTTTTTTCAACTTCTGTTTCATTTACAGGTCCTGGTTTTAAATCAACATCTCTATAAAAACCACCCACTTGTTGTTTTCTTAATTCGTTTTCAGATATTTGAACCCGATGAATGATCGACTCCGCATCATCTAATGAGGTAGCTGTATACGGAACAATCAAATCATCTGCGGGAACAAATTTAGAGCAAGCCATTGAACTTGCTTCATCGTAGTATACCTTTTTAAAAGCAGATCCTGCTAAAGGTAAATGAAATAACATAGAATCAAAATCTGGTTCATAGTCTTTCATTTTTTCCATGATTTGATAGTTCATGAAATCTTTTACTCTTTGTGATTGTTGTTCTTTTTCTGGTGTTGGTACACCTAAAATTTGTGTTCTAACTGGGCCGTTAGCTGGTAATAATTCTTTGTAAGCCAACGCTTGAAACTGTGTAACAGCTTCAGCTAATACTGGGTGAGTTGCACCTGATGCACCTTGAAAGGGTTCTGTTCTGTTATCGTATTTAAAACCTAATAAATCTAAACCTTCTCTGTAACCTCTCTCCCAATCTTTTCTAGAATTTTTATAGTCTTGATAATTTTGGTATAATGATGTTCCTAATCTTCCTAGTACATCGTCAGGTAAATGTTCTGCTAAATTATCGTAGTGATTTTGTCCACCTTCAACAGATCCTATTGACGGATCATAGTTTACATCTACAGATCCATCTTCGTTTTCTGTAACTTCTACGGGTCCACCCTCTTCAGTAATTTTTTCTTGCTCTTCTTGTTGAGCAACTTCTATTTCTTCAGGTGATGGTATTTTTATCTCTTGCTCTACGTTTGGAAGAGACTTGTCTATGTCTGCCATTTATTTTCTCCAATTTTACAGGTTTAACAGTATTGTAATTAATAAGCAAGCCCTCAGACTGAGGACCTGATTTAGGGGGTATTGTAGTTGTTAGCTTAGTCTTCATAAAAATCTGTTGGATCCATATCTTTATATGGAACATATTCATCAGCCCTCTCACCTAGTGCCTCTGCTTCGTCTATTGCCTTTTGTCCTTTTGTATATTTTGTTTTTTCTGTTCCTTTTGCAAATCCTTCTAATTTTGTAGCATTGCCACCTAAAATGTCATCTACATCTTCTACCGTTTCAAAATCTACATCAAAGTCATCCATCTCTGGTCCAGTTCTTCTAAATTGAGTATCGGAGGCTTTAAACTCCCCTGGTGTTTTTACAGCTTTACCTGTTGTTTCGTCTACTAACTCATAGCCTGGTGGTCTATAAATTATTTCGTAAGGTTCGCCATAAGCGTTTTTACCTTCAACTATAATTTCACCATTATCATTTCTAAGCATTTTTACTCCAGGTAATTTAGGTGTGGTGTATTCCATAACATCAGCATCTATTTTTTTACCTCCTGTTGTGAACATCATTTTGTTTACAAAATCAGGGAACCATTCTGGCATCTTAGTAGTGGTGCCTGCCAACTTAACTACAGGTTTAGCAACCTCTGACTTTCCTAAAAATTTACTAAAGATAGGTAAGGACGCAATTCCTCCCATTATTTTTAAAAATAATCTTCTTTTAGGATCTATAGGTCCATCAGCAAAACCTATTCGTCCACCCTCTGCTGCTCCTGTGATACCTCCCATCTCATATATTTCATTTATTTGTTCAAGAGTTGGTTCTGGTGGATCAAAAAATCTATATTTATCTGTGTAACTATCAGTTGCTCCTTGCACACCTGTAGACGCTGCTAAAATTTGTTGTATTTGATTATCAATAAAATCAGGGTCCTTTATCATACGATCTCCAAAAATTAATCCTTGAATACCTTCTAAATTTGCTTTTCTTTTCTCAGCTTCTTTTTTTGCGAGCTCTCTTACAAGTGAAAAAGCTTCAGGGTTATAAACTTCTGGTGCTCTGGTTTGTATATCTTCAAATCTTTTAGCTAATTGATTCTCCATATTAACTAAATCACTTGCGGTAAAACCGAGCTCCTCTAATGAAACTTGATCTAAATTTAAATAAGATTTAAAAGCTCCAAGATCTTTAGTAAATCTGGCATAATCTTTTTGATAATCAATTAAATTTTGTACAGCAACTCTTTCTTCTTCTGTGTCAGCTAGTTTAATAAGGTCTTCATTAAGACTCCCTAGATTAACACCAGGTATGGCGTCGATTGCACTTCCTATAAAAGTATCTCTAGCTGTCTGACCAAAATCTTTTCCTTCTGTCATTCCAGTGATAATTGGATCAGCTTCTAGCAAAAAACCTAATCCTAAACCTTTTGCACCCGGACCTGCTGATATTAATAAATCTGCCGCAGTGCCTGTGCCTCTAGCAATTTGACCTGCAAACTTACCGGCTGGTTTTACAAATTCCTCAAAGCCAGCTTTTAATGCAAACTCTGGATCAATACCTGATCCTTGTCTTTTTATAAGTTCTTGAAAAGCAGTTAGTTTTTTCTGGCCTGATTCTTGCATAGGTATTTTAATTTCTTTTGATAATTTTATAGGTTTAGCTTTTGTTTCAATAACTATTCCTTTTTCTTTAGCTACCTGTTTTATATTTTCTTGAGCACCGGGTGAATAATCTTTAAATCCGGCAACAAAATCTTTAGGGTCTAAATTTTCTCCTATTCTAATAATAGGAGTATCAACTTTATATTTTTGCTGAAAAGCTTTTGCTTTTTTATTGTAGTTTTTTACTTTAGAATAATCTCCCTTTAACGCTGCCGTAAAAGCTTTATTAAAGTCTAGGTCTATTTGTTTTCCTTTTTTTGCGTTAATGTCTTTGTCAATGACTTGTGTAGCTTCTATGTAACCAGGTGCATTTTTAAAAGTTGCAGACACTCCTACAACTTCGTCTACATCTTTTCCTTTTGTTAAAAGTTTCTCTCTAGCTTTTATTGTTGTACGTTCAGGTAAACCTCTTTCTGCATCAGCTATAGCAAATTGTAATTCTCTTCTATTTTGGCCATCAAAACCAAATTCATTTGTTTTTTCTTCAATACTTTCTAAAATATCTACTAATTTGTCTGGTTTAATATCTTTAAATCCTTTTATTATTTCTTTTGATCCAGGGGAAAATAATCTTACAAATTTAGGAACCTGTCTGTTTGCATCTTTAATCATTTCTTCTTTTTCTATCAAAGATGCTGCATTAAATTTTTTGTCTCCAAACATAGCTTTAGCTATCTCTTTACCATCAGCGTCGGGGTTATTTACAAAAACATCCCTAACTGTTTTCATAGTGCTAGCTTTAAATACTTTTGCTCCCTTTCCAGGGGGAATGAACTTACCTTCATTTGCTGCTATACTTTTCCTAACTCTTTCTTTTATCTTATCATCAAACTTAACACCCTGAGATTCATAAAATTTTTTTGCATCATCATAAGCTTTTTTAAATTTAACTTTTTGTGTTTTCTCTGGCGCTAAAGCACCTACATTTTCACCTCTACGAACACGATATTGTTGTGTTGTATTTAGTTTATCGTATCTCTCTTTTCCATATTTTTCTATGTTTGCCTTTTCTAATTCAGATAAACGAGACCCTTGATAAGATGTGTCAAAAGTTTTGCCTTTTATCAAAGGAGCTTTCCTTGTGAAAAAATTCATAGCGTTAACTTTTAAATTATTTTTTTGAATATAGTCGTCTATCATTTTACCTGTAACCACTGTTCCATCAGGTAATGATTCTACATACTCAACTAATTTAGCCATGCCACCTCTGTCAAACTCTTCTCTCTTAATAAAATCTACAGACTCATCCATAAGACCACCACCTATTTTATTGAGTGAATCTAGTAATCTACCTTTTCTATTCTCTTCTTGAATATCTAGAAGTTCTTGTGGCTTAGGTTCTGGTAAAACAAATTCCACATCTACTTCGTCTAAACCAAAATTAACTTTAGGAATTTCTGGCTCTTTTAATTTTTGTATGAGTGCTCTGTTTTTAAGAAGTTCTGAGGCCATGTTATAACCCCAATAAATAGTCTACACCTTTACCAGGTCTACCACCTTCAGCTAAAGCATCTGGATCAATGTCATCTGGTAAATCTTCTAATCTTTCGCCAAGATCTTTTGTCTCTTCCATCTCAACTGCTTCGTCGTCTAAAGATTCTCTAACCATAGGTTTTTTAACTTTAAAGTTTTCATTAGCCAAGAATGTATCTGCTGCTTTAAATTCATTTTCAGCTGTGTCGATGATACCATCTAGTGTGCCTAACACTTCATTATCTCTCTCGTAATAATTTTCAAAAACTTTTAACGGATCCATGTTTTGATCCCCACCACCTTTTAAATCATCGTAGTTAGCTAAACTTTTTCTAACATCTTTTGGTAAATCAATCCTTGTATCTTTTAACAATATCTGTCTTATAACAGCTCTTCGTTTTCCTTCTTGCATTGAACTATAACTTTTAGCCATCATTTCATTTATATCGGCTATCGCTTCATCTTCGTCTAATGTTGTTGTCTTCGGTGGTTTGTAGTCTTCATCTAATAAAGACTTTACACCTTGTTGGTCCATTTTATATTGTGCAGATTCTTTTATAGCTTTGTCTGCCATACTTCCTGGCTCCACACCTTTAGGTAAACCAAGTTCTTTTTTCAAAGTTATAATACCCTTTTCATCAACTTTCTTTTTTGTTCCAATGTCAACAATCTCTGCTTCAGGTTTTTTCTTTTGTGGTCCAAGTGGTCCAAACATAGACTCGACTGCTTGTTTTATTCGACTCTCCTTATTTTGTTTTTTGTTTACAGCTCTTCTTAAATTCATCTCAAAGTTTTTTACTTCTGACATATTTTTATTAGACAAAGCGTATGGACCATATTCCTCTAATTTCTTCTCTATAAATTTTAAAACTTCAGGATTATCGAAAGCTGAATCAGAATATAATTTAAAAGGACTGTTTTTATCTAGTTTGATGGGTTTACTAATGTTAGTTTTTGTACCTATAATTTTGTTTAGGTAGTTTTGGCCAAACATTGCTTTTAGTAATTCTAATAACTTCATCAGTAATAAGTCCTTTTAGTTTTTGTTATCTTTTCCTCTTTTTCATCGTCAGGATGTAAGACAAAACCACCCTGTCTAAAACGCATGATGGCTTGGGTTGTCGAGTCAACCAAATCGTCATGATCACCAAACGGAAACGCTGCACACTCCTCGATCACTTCTTCAGCAAATTCCTGGTTCGGAGCGTATATCATACCAGATTCAAACAAAGGTGCAACAGAATTAACTCTGGTATGCTTATCGTTTCCTTTACTTGGTACATAATTTACAACAGGTATACCCATCTTTCTTAACTCGTCTGTCAGTGGTTGACCAGACGCTTTAGCTTCAACAATGACGGTATCAGGATCCCAATACTTCCACTGCTCGTAAGCTACCTGTTTTAATTCTGGAAAATCATATCTACCTTTCTTGGCATCTAGTAATATTAAACTAGCAGGGCTATCATCATTTAAATAAAACACACCCCACGTTGTGATTGCAGAATAGTCTGACGTTTGTTTCTTACCAAATGCTGTATCGTAAGATTGTATGACATGCTTCAAGGCAGGTATCCATTCTTCTTCCCAAGGCACCCACCACTCTCGTTTAATGATTGCTCCTTCTTCTGATGTTGGATTCTGCATATACTGAGCATTCCATTTTTGTACACCCGTTGATGCTTTAACTGCTTCTAGTTCTTCTAACTTCCAATACTCTGGCCACAAAGGTTTACCGCTTGGCATGATCGCTGGAAACTCTACAATCTCCCACTGATCAGCTTTAGCCTCTCGCTGCGCGCCTAACAGCATACCTGTAAGATCTTTTGTATTCCATCTTGTCATAACAAGAATAATAGATCCGCCTGGCTGGAGACGTTGACGAGGACCTGACGTATACCACTCGAAGGTTCTCTCCATGGCATCTCTATTCATAGCATCTTGTTCTGTGTGCGGGTCATCGATAATTAGAAGATCTGCACCACGACCTGTGATCGCGGAGCCGACACCAGCTGCATAGTATTCACCGCCTTGTTGTGTTTCCCATTTACCTGCTGCTTGTGAATCTTCTCTAAGTCTTGTTTTAAAAACAGTTTGATACTCAGGGCTATCTAAAAGTTGTTTTGCTTTACGCCCGAATCTAACTGATAGTTCTGTGGTGTTAGTTGATTGAATGATCTTGAGCTTCGGGTTTCTACCCACCATCCAAGCGGGCAGCAAGTAGCTAGCGAACTCAGACTTTGTATGTCTAGGTGGCATATTTATAATCAGCCTTTTAATTTTACCTTCTGCTATCTGATTAAATTTTTCAGCAACAATCTTGTGATGTGATCCTTCAACAAAGTCTGGCCAAACATGTTTGACAAACTTCATAAAGTCATCTCTTATGCCAGCCTCTTTCTTCTTTTCGGCATGCTGAAGATAAGTCTTCATAAACTCTTTTCTTACATCAGGTGGTAATCTCTTTATCTTTTCTAAATCTATTTTCATTTCAAAAAAATTTTCTGCAAAATTTTTTAGGATTAATTTTGAAACCTAGCAAGTATTTTCTGGGTATCTTTATACAAGACTTGGCATATATGCCACCTGTGTGGGACCCCTACAACCTGTACGGTAGTTATATTATTTTATTTGTTTGGAATTTGCAATGGCTTTGGTACCTCTACGAGGGGCGCCCGCAGGGCGCCCCTCGTTTCTAGTTTAATCTAATAACACCATGTATGCTTTAGCATTATGTTTTCTAAACCAATCTAAATGTTCTCTAACTTTTTCCCAGTGTTTAGATATACCTGGGTCATCCATGTCGTTGTCTTCTTCAGTAGCGAGTGCCTCATGATAAAATATTGCGTCATGTCTATTCGCTTCCTCTTCTGTTAGTTCAATAGATTGACCTGTGAATCTATTGCGTCTTGTGTAGTCATGATTTGTTTTTGTTTCCATAGTCCTATATTATCCTATCCCTATCCTTCTGTCAAGAAGATCTATAGCCTTCTATTCCCAAAGCAATAATTCCTACTATCAGAATAAGGGAAAGCCCGAGAGGGCTTTCCACAAATATAATACTTAATAATTCAATCATTTTCTAAAACTCCAACGCATTTATCTTTGCCACTTGGAAAACCTGTAAGTTCATCAAACATTTTTTCGTTGTCAAAACCTAATTTGATACAGGCTTCTTGAATGTCTTCAAGAGTGTACAGCAGTTTAGAAGTATGATTTATAAAACCGCCTTCTTGTTTTGGTACTATTTTCATTTATGATACCTCTCGCTTGTAAGTTATCATGGGGTCAATGCAAGTTGTATATCTCTCTAATACTGTGTCCCAAAAACACATATACTTCTTGCCGTTGCTTTCCCAAACTCTACAACCCTCTTTTCTCATGTTGCCTACTCTAAATATAGTTTTATTATATTTCTTTGCAAACCATGAAACGCAAAAGTCTGTTTTAGGTTCAACCTCGTTTATTAATTGTCTCTCTTTTTCTGTTATCATTTCTGCCTCTTTTCTAACTCAACCACCCTCTTAGCCAGTTCAGTTATATTATCTTGCATTGTGTTCATAACCACTAACATTTGATTAATTCTTTCCATTAATGCTAGTTCTGTCTTTTTTATTTCTACTTGTGTTTCTGTGTTCATCTGTATGCCTTTCGTTATAGGGGATAATATAATAATATCCCCTATAAGTCAATATTTAATTTGATGAGATTTGTTTTATTTTAGAAGTATCAACAACCCACGCGATACCAATTTTCTTGGTTGTAGCGTCGAGTAGCTTGATTAAATCATCAGGCGTTCCGCTTTCCATTACAACATCAATAGAGTGTCGTCTTAACTCTTCAAGTTGTTTTAGCTTCAAGCCTTCAGGTCTACGTCTGATTTCTTTATCAACCAAATCACGCGCCCAATCTGTTAGTTGCTCTTTACAATCTTTAAGAGATATCTTTTCGTCTCTATCTCTCATAGTGTAAGAAAGAGATTTTTTCTCTTTGTCTTGTTCCGCCTTCTTTACAAAAAAGGTTCGAGCTTTATCTCTTATTGCTTTCAGTTGCGCTTCCGCCTTCTCAAATTCAGCAAGTATTTTATCTGCGCCCATTTTCTTCGCTAACTTACCTACTATCTTTTCAGTTGCTTCAGCTCTATATTGTTTTACCAACAATTCCTGTTCTTCAATTAAAGGGTCGAAG